AATGCAATTTCTGGGCCCATTTTTAATGAGCTCATGAGACGTTTTGACCACTGCCTTGAAAACATGGGCGGGCCCTACAGGTTTCACAGTTCATATCGGAAAACGCCTTGTGAATACGTAAAGTATATCGAGATGAGGGGTGACGATAAGGAGTTTTATCTTGAAGCGGATTTTTCTTCGAACGACAAGTTTCAATGCAGTGATGTTCAGCTGCTTGAGATTTCGCTAATGAGGATGCTCGGTTGCCCGGAATGGTTTGTTCGTCTTCACATGAAGAGCAATTCATTCCAGGTTCGCAATGCCAAGCATGGTATCAAAGCCAATCTCAAGTATCAATTCCCAACGGGTGCGACGGACACTACTTTCCGCAACACCTTTTGGAACGCCTGCATTTTGTATTCTTATCTTTTGAAGGCGAAACCCGTTTCATGTGACGCTCTGCTCTTGGGCGATGACATGTTGGCCCGGCTCACAGGTGTTTGTCGCTATGCTGAAAAAACCTACACTTCCATCGCGAGCGAGGCTCAGATGGAAGCCAAAGTCATACGACACAACAACTTGTGGACCGCCACATTCCTTAGCCGATTCTTTGTGCCTCACCAGAATAGTATGCACCTCACGGTCCCTATTCTGGGTAAGGCGCTCGGCAGGTTCAATATGAGAGCCAATAGGAATCAATCCGTCAGCGACGATTTGTACATGGCGTGCAAGTCCGTCGGTTATGCCTATGAGTTTCGTTATCTGCCACTGATAAGGGACGTGTTTTTGGAGAGGTTCAAGCATCATTTTCCCCTTGCAACGGCAAAAAGCCTGAAAGGGGATTATGACGTCGAAGTGTCTTGGAACGCTAAGGCAGCTGGGGTCACACTCCGCAACATTACTAAGAAGATCAAGGTCTCCGAGGTTTTGTGCGAGTATGATTTCAATGCCTTTTGCGTCGAGAGGTACTCTTTGACTGCCACTGATGTCGTGGACCTTTTCAAGGACGTCGTCTTGTCGACAGATCTCGTTGACTTTGATGGGATTGTGGTTTCGAAGTTGGCCAAGGACTTTATTTGAATTGGCCAATTGTCATGCTACCTGGATGGGTAGACCGGCAATCGTGTCTTCGGACCGTAATCCACCATCGCTGTCAAAG